GGGCGTAACCGAGGCAGCAAAGACGGCGTGCGCAAAAACGTGCGTACCATGACGCGGCCAGGCACATTGCGGCGCAGCATTAAGACCTTTCGACGCAGCAACAAGGCGATTACCTTGGCAGGGCCTAAGACAAGCCGACGCGGTGGCAGCATGAAGCGCAACAGGCAAAACGGATGGTTTGCCAGCATTGTAGAAAACGGCAGCGGCTTTGGCCCAGCACGCAACAAGGGCTTATTTTCTCGCACACAGAAGGCGACAAGCAACCGCATGAAGCAGCTGCGCAACAGACTGCTGCGACAAGAATTTGAACGCTTTATGAAATGAAGGTAGGAGCCGCCATATACAGCATGCTAAAGGATGACAGCGCAGTGTCTGCGTTGGTCGGCACGCGCATCTACCCAGAGCTGGCAGAGGAGGGCGCTGCCACGCCTTACGTGGTGTACTCTGTTGTGTCTAACACGCCCGTCGACACTAAAGAAAGTGCGCCAGTAGATGAGGCGCAGCTGGAGGTGTTTAGCGTAGCGGACACGTACGCAGCAGCCAACGACCTTGCAGACAAGGTGCGGGCGGCGTTGTCGCGGCAAAGCAAGAAAGTGCTTGACACTGTGACGGTTCAGTCTATTAAGTACACAAACGAAGTGACGGAGGTGAGCGCTGAGCGCAACCTGTTTATCAGCGTCCAGGATTACACTGCGCGGTTGACGCCTGTGCCTTTGTTGCTTGACGTGTACAGCAACGTGCATGCAGCGTACAGTTTAAGGCGTCTGCGGTCAAATTACACAGGGCCAGCCATTACGGTTGTGCGTCTTGGAGTTGAAAAAGAAATTGGCTTTGACGCAGATGGCAACCTTGATGTGGCAGCTTTAGAAAGTTTTGCAGATGGACGTGACACGTACGTAAAAACCTGGTTTGATCAGGGATACCTTGGCAACAATGCGACCCAAAGCGATTCAGATGACAGGCCTATTGCAACAGAAGGCACTGGCCTAGCTAATAAAATAGACGGGCGTGTGGCTTTACGTTTTGACGGTACAAGCGACGCGTTGCCATTTGACAACACTGGTCTAAATATTGCAAGTTGCAGCGTTTTCAATGTCTTTAAATTAAATGACACCGAGGACATTCAACGTGTCATTCAAATTAGCGGTTTTCCTAACCGGTTTTATGCGCCAGTTATTGCGGGTAACACTTTCCAATACAGTTACACGGATGTCAATCGCAACGCAGCAGCAGACACTGCACAAAATTTGCACAGCATAATTGCAGGCAGCACGCAAGGCGACGCGCGAGCTTTTTTAAATGGAACGCAAGTCGGAGCTGCAATGTCACTAGGTTCAGGCATCAGTGCAGGTGCAACAATAGGAGGAAGCGGCAGCGATTTCTTTGCCGGCAAGCTGCAGGAGCTTATTGTTTACGGCAGCGACCAGAGCGTTAATAGAACAAGCATTGAGGCAAACATCATGACATACTACAGCATCACATGAACGACTTTCTACTAAATAACTGGGGCGAGCTAGTCATCGCCCTCATGGCATTCGTGAAGGTTGTAATTAACCTGACACCCACACAAAAAGACAACCAGATATTTGGATATTTGGACAGTCTGATTAATATGATTATCGCAGATCGCATCAAACCCAACAATAAGAAATAATGGCAGCAACAGCAGGAATAATGAACGGCTCTCAGTTGAGAGTTGCGTTCGCAAACGAGAGTGCAACACCAGTACTGGTCGACCATCTCACAGATTTGTCTGTGTCTTTCAGCACTGAGACACGCGACACCACAACAAAAGACAACGGCGGATACCGCGCAATTTTGCCAGGGCTTAAGACCTTGAGCGTGACCATGACAGCATTCTATGCAGCCGACGCTACGAACGGCTATGAAGAATTGTTTGCCGACATGGAAGCAGGGCAAAAGCTCGACATCACCATTGCGTCATTTAATCAGGCAGAGGCTGAGATTACCGACGACATGGACATCGACTTTAAAGCCTACTGCACTAGCTTGGAGCTGAGCGCAGGCACTGAAGACAACGCGTCTTACACTGCTACTTTTGAGTGCGTCACTGATCCAACATTTGTTCCTAGCGCATGACCATTACCCTAGACGGACGGACATTTCCAGTCAAAGCTAACATGCGCGCCTGGCGCAGCTTTGAGCAAGCGACTGGACACAAGGTGGCAAACATCGACAGCGAGGATGTCACCCTGATGCCTGAGCTGCTATTCTACTTTGTGCAGGAGGGCTGCAAAAAGCAAGGCATGACCTTTGACATGGAGGTGGACGACTTTCTAGGATTGATTGATGTGCAGGATTTGACTGCTGTTGTTGAGGTGATTGAATCTTCTATGACTCCGCAAAAAAAAACGGAGAACCAGGAGACAACACACCACTTGAATGGGACGAAATAGAGGAACTAGGGCTTGGGCTGTTGTGCCTGAGTCCTAGTCTGCTCTACGATTTAACATTCAGGGAGTTTGGCAACGCGGTGCGCGGTCGGTACAAAGCTCAGGAGGCGCAGCAACGCGTAGACTGGGAGCGTACACGATGGCAAACCGCTTTGTTGTTAAACGTGCACACTAAGAAAGGAAGCAACGTTAAGCCTAAAGACCTGGCAGTGTTTCCGTGGGAGGAAAAGCCCAAGGCTGGTATACATACAGGCTGGGCACAGTTAAAAGCAATAGCTAAGAAAAATGGCCAAACTAGGTGATCTTGTAGTACGGATAGGAGCTGACACACGCGACCTGAACAAGTCGCTGGGACGCGTGCAGCGCAACTTGCGTGGCATGACCAGCAACATCAAACAGATGGGCCAGGACATGACGCGCAGTTTGTCGTTGCCACTTGCAGCCGTCGGCGCGGCGGCACTGAAGAGCGCAGCAGATCTTGAGACGCTGGAGACGTCGTTTGTGAGCTTGACGGGCGGCGTGGAGCAGGCAGGCAAGATGATGCAGCAGCTTACAGCGTTCACGGCCAAAACGCCATTTCAGCTTGACGCAGTAGCTAAGTCGGCGCGGCAATTAGTGGCCAGCGGCACAGACATCGCAGACGTCAACACCCAGCTGCAATTTTTGGGCGACATCGCAGCCACCAGCGGCAGCAGCATTGACGAGATTGCAGCCATCTTTGCAAAGGTCAACGCTAAAGGCAAGGTTGAGTTGGAGAATTTGAACCAGCTTGCAGAACGAGGCATCCCAATCTTTACCGCACTGAGCGAAGCGACAGGTTTGCCTGCAGATAAGTTAGGCGCAGGCGCTGTGAGTGTCGAGCAGTTCAGCCAAGTACTGCAGGGCTTTGCTCAAGAAGGAGGCTTCGCAGAGGGCGCTATGCTGCGACTTAGCCAAACCGTGTCTGGCAAGTTTAGCACTGCCCTGGACAACGCAAAGTTTGCTGCGGCCTCACTAGGCGAGCAGCTCCTGCCTTTTGCAAGCAAGGCGCTGGACGCATTTACTAACCTGGCGCAGAAGTTTACAGAGCTGGACGACAGCACAAAGCGCATCGGCATCGCTATTGCCGCCTTTGCTGCGTCGCTTGGGCCTGCCATTATTGGCATCACAGGCGTTGTCAAGGCGATTACACTGCTGGCCTCACCCGTTGGCGTGACAGTGCTGGCCATCGGCGCACTGACTGCCGCGTTCATCTACTTCTACGACGAGATACGGCCCATCATTACAGCAGCAACCAACCTAATGATTGGGCTGTACAACAACGTGCTGCCGCTGCGTGTGCTGATCAGCATTGTACAGACCGCCTTTGTCAATGCAGGCAAAGCCATTGTTACAGCGTTTAAGGCAGTGGGCGACACGTTTAAGACCATTTTTAATGCACTGGCTTTGGCTCTTGACGGCGATTTGCCAGGCGCTTTTGATGCTATCACAGGAGGCTTTAGCGCAATTGGTAAGGACTTGTTTAAAGTGGGCAAGGACATTGGTGCTGACATGATGGAAGGCATTGAGAACGCCATTAAAGCAGACAAAATACCTTTGCTTGACGATGACGCGCTGCCCACCAAGGCAGAAATTATGGAGCGCTTCAACGGATTGTTTGAGGGCACGGGCGAAGTGATTGCAACTGAGGTGTCAAGCGGTTTGGATGCAGTGAAAACAACAGTAGCGCAGGTCAAGCCAATTGTAGAAACAACTACAGCGGCATTCAAAAACATGGGCGAGGTGTTAGCTGACAGCATTGGCAATGCAGTTGGCCAAGCCGCCACATTTAAAGAGGCTATGCTGGAAAGCGCTCGGGCAGTTATTATTGCTTATCTGGCACAGACCAAAGCGAAAATTTTGCAGAACAGTGCGGAGGGTGCTGCAGGCACAGGGCCAGCGTTTCCGTTTGTCATGGCTGGTTTGCTCACTGCGGGCATGGCTTTAGTCAACAGAGTTGGCATACCTGCTTTGGCGCAGGGCGGCCTTGCATACGGGCCAACAATGGCAATGGTTGGCGACAACAGAAATGCAGCCATCGACCCTGAAGTTGTGGCGCCATTGAGTAAATTGAAAGATATGATGGGCGGCGGCGTTGTCGAGGTGGTCGGACGCATTAAGGGCGACGACATTTTCTTAAGCAACGCACGCAGCAACAGCGCCCGCAACCGTTACGCATGAGCAGCTACCTACTAGCCAAGGGTGTTGGAGAATCTTTAAACGAAGACAGCTACGAGGTGCGCATCATTCGCACTGCAGCTGGCAGCGATCAAACGACAGAGTTTACCCTAGCTGCCAACGGCTTTGCCCTGAAGTATGAGAGCGTTGACGACAGCGCGCTAGTGCCAGGCATCATGCATTCACGGTGCGAGGTAACGACGCTGTGGCCTGCTGCGATTCACGCCAAACTGAATCTGTTGTTGACCGCACTGGCCACCAGCACTGACGGCGACTACCTGCTAGAGGTGCTGCGCGACAGCACACGCATTTGGGTGGGCAGCATATTGGTGGAAGAGTTTGAGGTAAATGAGGACAGCACAAACAAAGAGGTGACAATTGTCGCAACGGACGGCCTAAGCCTTTTAAGGCATGTAGATTACAATAACTCGGGCACGGCCTACACTGGGTACCAAACAGTGTACGATATTGTCAAGAACATACAGGAAAAGTGGTCTCTGTACACATATCTGAACGCGCAGAACAGCGGCACGGAGTATCGGCTGGCCTGGGCTGAGGACGTGTACAGCGAAGATGACTACATCATGGCTGCGGAGACGCACCCAGCAGGCACAAACCTTAAGAGCATCGAGCGCTCGCGCATTCACACGAACCCGTGGAGTTCTGTAAACAGCAGCGGCGCCACGGAGTACATCAGCTGCTACGATCTACTGCAATCGCTGTGCATCACATACCAGTGGCGCCTGTACAGCTATGGCGACGCATGGCACATGTTGCCTGTGGCGCTGTCTGGTGAGCGCACGCCAGGCACCGTGTTGCAGTGGAACGGCACAGAGGTAGACCGCGACGTCATTACAGAATATCAATTTCAGAAAGACGCGGCCAACGACGTGCGGCAGAAAGGCGCAGCGTGGCGCATCAGCTACACACCACCACACAATGAGGTGCGCGTAACGCGTGACACCAACGACGGCGCAACTGTTATCAGCAACTTCAATTTTGCTGCAGGCACCGCGTTGGCAGACGCCGACGTTGTGTACCCTGGCATTGACACTGAAAGCAGCGCCGTATACTACGAGATGCGCGGGCGGTTTAAGTTCAGCCAGTCTGCGCAGAGCGTGGCGCAGTCATCAATTGCGGAGCTTTTTTTGCGCTTTACAGTTGCTTTTGGCGACAGCAGTACACAATACTATGTCAACAACTTGGCAGACGGATCAGGGCTAGCTCAAAGTGTTGCTGTTGGAATTGGTGGCGCTGCTGAGTGCACGTTTTTAACAGCTGTAAACCCAGCTTACAGCGGCAGTTTTGGCTACTTCTACTACAAAGCGCCACAAGACAACGGTGCTTATGACGTAAATGAGGACATTGAACGGTTCATTGACTTTGTATTTATTGTGCCGCCACCACCAACGGCAAAGACAGGGCTAACAGTTACGCCTGACTTCCTTGTTTTTGACGCAAACGCTGGAGCCAACAACGGTTACAAGGCGGCACTTACTACGACGTTTGTAGATTTTAAAGTCAGCAAGTTCAGCGGCAATCTGCTGGAGTTTATACCAGATTTTGACATTGTAGCCAACGCAACGACAGGGCGCGGCGCGCTTGAGCTAGGCACAACAAACGTCGGGCAGCTAGGCGCAAGCATGGGACGAATTGACGTGCAGACTAGCGCTGGCGTGTATGGCACAACTAGCAACTGGGTTTGCCAGGACAACGACACGACGCGCGTGATTAACACGCTGCTGGTGCAGGAAACCTTAGCACGCCACAACAAACCCAAAGGACTAGAGCGCGGTAGCATTGTACTGCGTGGCACTAGCGCTGCGGTACCGTCGCCATTTAACTTCTACAAAGACCTAGACACTGCGACGTTTTATGCGCCCGTCAATTGGCAGCTCAATGCTACAGCGTGCGAGGTTGATTTGACGCTGCGCAAGACAGGCCGCGACGCGATCAGCATGACGACGCACGACGAAAACACAGGCAAAGGCCCAGACAGGCCGATTGGCGGCAGCACAGGCCAAGAGCCTGTAACACAATTGCCTAACACGCGCGGGTTCAACACACAAGCATCTACAAAGTTTGCAGAAAATTGGTCGGCCGTTATTGGCAGCGAGACGCTCGAAGCATACTACACCGTGCTGCCTGACGGCACTGGACGACGCGTTAACAACCAAGGCGACACGCCCACAGCAGGCACCGACATCAGCCGAAAAATATACTTTAGATTGCTGGGCTTACACGGAGCAGCAGGCGGCGGCTGGCTGGCGCTGCCAGTCAATCAGCCTGCGCTCAACGACACACTGGCCACCGCGTTCGATAAGATAGACCTGTACATGGCTGCTCTGGCAACAGCTACAGCAGGCGCTTACAGTTTCATTGTAACCTACAGCGAGGTGTCTGATCGCGTGCTCGACAACTACGCAGGAGGACAGGCGGCCTTTAGTCTGCGCAAGTTGCGCGCTGGCTACACAGGCAACTGCATTAAGGTGCGACGCAGCAGCGACAACACCACACAAGACATTGGGTTTAGCGGTACGGACTTGGACACTGCTGCGCTGTTGACGTTCTGCGGCGGCGGTGACGGATTTCTGCATACGTGGTTTGACCAATCGACTGCAGGCCGTAACGCTGTCAACACCAGCACAGGCGAGCAGCCGCAAATTGTTAGCAGCGGCAGCGTTATACAGGTCAACGGCAAGCCTGCGGTTGAGTTTGACGGCAGCAACGACACACTGCTCACCTCAGCCTTTGCGCCAAATCCAAGCGGCGCATACAATCTAGCTGTAGTACATGAGCACAATGTCGTCAATGTTGGCCAGCAGTTAGGATCGAGCTGGAGCGGTACGCAATCGACGCAAAATTTTATATCTCAAATGATGGCCAACGCCAAGCTGCGTTTTGCTGTGCGGTACAACAACAACCAGCTGCCACGCCCAGACAGCACTGCCACGTTTACAGCAGGCACGCAGATTATTAGCACAGCGACATTTGCGCACGGCAGTTGTGAAGCCTTTTACAACGGCACAAATGAGCTTGATAAGTTTAGTGCTAACGTCTCTGCGAACCCGAACAACAACAGCAGGGCCATGGCTTTAGGTACGCGCAGCCACGACGGTGCAGCGCCATTGCGTGGAACGTTGCAGGAGTACATCGTATTCAGCAACGGCACAGCTCACGACGCTGAGGACTTGAGCGATGAATTAAACACACATTACAGCGCATTCTGATGCAGTGGATTATTGTCAAGCCTGTGGGCCTCATTAACTCAAAAGACCGCGCACACATTATTGCGCGAGAGCTATACAACATCACGCGGCCCGTGCACGTGCAGTCGCCTGACGAAGCTGACAACACGCTGTGCAGCATACTGCAGCACGCAACAGACAGGGACAACTATGCGCTGCGAGTTGACACCGACTACATGATTGCAGTGCACCCAGAGTGCAACCTGGAAAAACTGGTGGCCATGTTTCCAGAGATAAGCGCGATGCAGCGCTACAACCTAGGCAGCGCTATTCACCAGCTCGATGAGATACCGCTGCACAGCATACTGCCCACCACGGTGACGGTGCGCGATTACAAGTACATGGTTGACAACGGCTGGATAATTGAGGACGAAGATGAATGAGCTTAAATGTCACCTGCAAAACGCCTTGAACGTCACATACGTGGGCAGCGTACTGGTGGGCTACGTAGACACCGCTGTGACTATCTGCGCAGGCCTTACCTTGATGTGGTGGAACATTGAACGCGCGCTGAAGGTGCGCAAAGAACGACAGGAAGATGAGATACTTTAATTACTGCGAATTTGACAGCCCTGATCAGCTAGGCAGCGGGCACAACATGGACGAAGACTTTCTGCAGATGCTGGACGACGCCCGCGACTTTGCAGGCATACCGTTTAAGATAACCAGCGGCTACCGCACAGAGGCGCACAATCATGCAGTAGGCGGATCACGCAGGAGCTCACACATGCAAGGCTTGGCTGCTGACATTGCCTGCGGCACATCACGCGAGCGCATGGAGATTATCACGGCGCTGCTCACGGTAGGCTTTGACCGCATCGGCATCGGTGACGGGTTTGTGCATGTAGATTGTGACGTTGAAAAAGATGAAGCAGTTATCTGGACTTATTACTAAGGCACTTGCAGGCGCCGACCTCACCGAGGCGTTTAAGACAAAAGGCGACCTCAAGCGCTGGAGTGCGAAGCGGACGGTTGGCGGCATGATTGCCACAACAGCCTGCTACGACATCACCACGCACGGCATAAGCTGGGAGGCGGTTTGCCTGTGTGCCATTGCCGTTGTACCTTTAGTCGTCAGCATGTTTGAGAGCCGTGCTTGACACGTGAGTCATCAGAATTGGTTAGTGAAGGGCTGGCGTAGTGCTGGCCCTTTTCTGTGCGCCAACATGTCAATGTGGAAAACTACACACGCATTGTACATACAAGTGACGTACAAGTGACGTACGTTTGTGACATGCAAGCTCTCAAACCCAACGGCATATCGCACAGCGTGGTGCCAGACAAACCCATGACGTATAACCAGTGGATGCAGTACATCCACGCACAAAACCAATCGAAATGACACACGATTACATGCACGAGGGCCACGGCCACTACACCCAGCGCAGCGGCGTTGACTTTCGCGAAGGCGGATACAAATGCTTGCCAGATGCAGGCGCACAGTTTATGCGCGAACGCATGCGCGATATGGATTTTAGGTGCTTTCAAGACTTCCGCCACAAAGACCGCAAAGACATGACGCGCTGGTGGTTTAAGGATGAGCGAACCGTGCAGAAGCGCTTGCAAGGCATTCAAAGCATGGGCTACGAAGCATGCGGGCCAATTACGCGGTCATGATTACGCAGTACAAAAACCTAGCTGTGCAAAATGCTGAGCTGCAGCAACAGGTACAAGACCTGCAACGACAGTTGTCAGTAGCGCAACGCAAGTTGCACCTGCGCACCGAAGCACGCGCGTTGAACTACAGCAGGCAGCAAGTGCTTGACGCATTGCAGCGCACCTTTGGCGTGCGGTCACTAGCTGCAGCCGATTTAGACATAACAGAGCACGCACTACGCAACGCTGTGAGCAGGTTAGGCATTACGTATCCGCCGCTGTTTCGAAAGCGACAAATAAACGGCAAAGAATGGTACTGCCTGAAGCACAGATTTAGCCATGATTGAATACATGAAGAACTACCCTATAAGAATGAACGTGCGCATGACCGAGAGCCAGCGCGACGTGTTACAGGACAAAGCCAACAAGATGGGCGTATCTGTGAGTGCTCTGCTTCGTCTTATGATCAACCAAATCGAACCTTTAAAAAACCAAGTGTTATGAGTTTTATTTCTGAAGACTTCGCGAAGGCGAACAACAACGCAGGCAGCTACTTCCGACCTGCAAAAGACAAGACCAGCAAAGTGCGAATCTTGAGCGAGAAAGGCCTGGAAGGGTATGTGTGCTGGACAGAGGACAACAAGCCTGTGCGGTGGCATTGGAAAGACAGCAAGCCAGAGGCCAACTACCGCGACGGCGATAAGCCGCGCAAGTTCCTTGCTGTAGCTGTGTGGAACTACGACGACCAGTGTGTACAGGTGTGGGAGATTACGCAAAAAAGCGTGTTTGACGCTCTGCACGACATTACAATGGAGCCAGACTTTGGGCATCCTAACACATTCGATCTGCGCATTACACGCAAGGGCGAAGGGCTGGAAACAAAGTATACCGTCATCCCAGTATCTGGGCCGATTGTGCCAGAGGTTGAGACCGCTATGAGCACGCTAAACGTCAACTTGGACGCATTGTTGAACAGTGAAGACCCATTTGCGTGAGCGAACGTGAGTTTCTTGGCATCTGGATACCTGCAGAGGTGTGGCTAGATCAGCGGCTCACTATGACAGAGAAAGCGTTTATGGCCGAGGTAGAGTCATTCAGCAAGAATGGCAAGACCTTCCACAAGAGCAATGACACAATCCGGCAGCAGTATGGCATTACGCCTAAGACAGTCCAGCGCATTATCAAGAAATTGGTAGAGCTGGAGCTGCTGGAGTGTTACTTTAATGGCCGTGTGCGACATTTGAGCCTAGGCAGCATGGGAAAAATGACGAGTCTGCATAGGAAAAATGACGACTCTGCCTCGTCAAAATTCCCACATACTAATACAGTAGAAAGAACAACTAAGAATACATCTAAAAAAGAGGTCGTTTTTCCATTCACTGAAATTGAATTTTTGGAGGTGTGGAAAGCATGGCTGCAAGAACGTCGCGACAGGCGCTACAAAAGCTACACCGACAACGGCGAGCAGGCAGCACTGCACAACCTCAAAAAAATGGCTAATGATGACTACAGAATCGCAATCGCAATCATCCAGCAAAGCATTGCCCAAGGCTGGCAGGGACTCTTTGAGCTTAAAGGAGCAAAAAGCGGAAAACGGCCTGAGCTTGATCGAGAACAAGCACTTGCATGGGCTGCTGGAAAATAGCAGGCAAGCAATGCAGGGCTTGACAGTAACCCAGGCGTACAAGCGCGGCATGTCACTTAGCAAAGCACTGCAGGCAGAACCTGCTAAGGTCAGGCTCACAATGCTGGCAGAGCTGGAGCGCCTAGTGCGTCACGTAAATGCTACACGCACCTTCCAGACGCAGACAGACCTGCAGGACGCAGTAGAAGACATCTGCGAGCTGTTCCCAAGCATGAAGCTGGAAGAAGTACTGATTGCATTTAAGCAGATACGACAGGGCCGCTTTGACCTTTACGGCAACTTTACAACCAATGTGCTAATCGACTGCATCCGAAACTACGAGATGCAGAACACAGTCGCCATGCGTGAACAGGAGCACTTTGATAAGAAAAAGCAGCACGTAGAGACAGCAGCTATCGACTGGCAGAGATTGAAGCGCGACCTGGATGCAGAAGGGCTGCTCAAGACGCCGCGCAAGGTGTTAGACAGGACGTTCATACCTTATCCCAATGACAAAGCGGATGCAGCAACCCAGGAGCAACACAAACAGCAAGGCAAAGAGAAAGGCACGGCGCAAGCGCAGCGAGAGGGCGATCCTGACCAGTAGGTTAGACCGCTGCTTCAGCTGGTTTGTGCGGCTGCGTGACAGCGACAGCAAAGGCACTTGCGCTTGTATTACATGCGGCAAGCGCGAGCACTGGACAAAATCGCAAGCTGGGCACTTTATCAGCCGCAAGTACATCGCATCGCGATGGATGGGCATTAACGTATTTGCCCAATGCGCTGGATGCAACATGCAGAGCGGCGGCCAGCAGTGGCTCTACAGCAAAGCACTAGAGCGCATGTACGGCAAGGGCGTGTGTGACGAGATATACGAGATAGCAACAACAGGAAAAAGACCGACCAATGACAAACTCAAAGAATGGATTGAATACTACGAAGCCAAAGTTGCAGCCATACTCGCAGAGCGAATTGCGGCAGATTGCAGCTTCAATCGAAGCATACCGCAAGACCTTACGCGTAGAATACACGTGGACAGATCAACAAGGCGAGGTGCACGTGGGCGAAACAGGGATGAGCGGAACGCAGAATGAGCGTCTGCATTACATGGTAAAAGACATACATCGTGGCTCATATCAATCGAACGCATCGCGGCGCGCTTCACTCAAAGTCGTTGGCGAAACCATTTGCTAAGCGCAAGCAGGATAAACGCTATTGGTCACAGCTATGGAGAAAACTTCGCAAGGCATTTCTAAGGCAGCACCCAGTGTGCGCGGCATGCGGATGGCAGGCCAACGTGGTAGATCACATCAGGCCAGTGACGCAGGGAGGTGCTTTCTACGACGTCAGCAATATGCAGCCAATGTGCACTTCATGCCACAACCGCAAGAGTGCGAAGGAGCGGCATGGTACGATGACGCAAGCTGGACATGGTACGACTACTACAACGAACTCAGCTACATCACATACGAATGACCAAGATTGAATACACCCACGAGCGCGACCTGCGCTTTAGCCAATGGATACGACGTGAGCTGCCAGACAGCAGGCGTGACGGCCTTACTGTGTTCGACGTGGACTTTGTGCTGCGCAACTACAAGACCGAACGCCTGGCCTTCGTTGAAGTCAAGTGCAAGCGACGACAGCCAGAGATAGCACAGCGCCTGACCATGACGCTGCTGGACAGCATTATGCAGATGGGCACGCCGCACGTGGGTGGCAACTGGAAGTACGTCGGTTACTGGCTGCTGCAGTTTGAGAACACAATGCCAGACGATGGCAAGGTGTGGATTGATGACTACGAGCTGACAGAGCAGCAACTAAAGCACTGCCTCGGTCACATCATCCACCCAAGCGAGGCGGTAGCCCATGCAAAAAACCAATACACATCACGGTAACAT